AAATTTGAAAAAAAAGATACTTCAAAAGATACAGATAAGGTAGGAAAAGGAGCTGGAACCATATCCCCTGAGGATATGTTTGAAACTGTTGATATACCATCCAATGTATCTGAAATGGCAAATAAAATAAAAGAAGTTTTATCAGGAATATGGGATGTATTCAATCAAGCATGGGAAAGTAAAGGAAAAAAAGTTATTGATTCTGCGAAATCGGCAATTGGAAGTCTTAAGGAATCGGTACTTTCTATAGGAAGAACTTTTTATGATGTATTTACAAATGGAACAGGGTTGACTTGGCTGGAAAGTTCATTCGAATTGCTACGTTCAATATTAGATATTATAGGTACTATATCAACTGCTTTTTCAATAGCTTGGAACAGTGGAGCAGGATTTGAAAATGTTACGGCTTTATTTAATATGTTTACAAACATAAATACTCTTCTTACATCAATCGGAGATTCTTTTTCAAGGGTATTCAGCAACGGAACAGGCGTATCAATATGGACAAACATACTTGGTATCATCACTGGTGTTTATAACATTGTAGGAAACCTGGCCGCGAGCCTAAGAGAAGCATGGGATACGGCAGGCGTTGGTGATAGCATTTGGCAAGGAATTTTAAATATATTTAATAGTATTTTAGGGACTATACATAATATTGTCGATTCTACAGCAGAATGGGCCGGAAAGCTTGACTTTACTCCATTATTAACATCAATAGATACACTATTAAAGTCTTTGGAGCCATTGACAGACAATATAGGAGCGGGACTTGAATGGTTCTGGAATAATATCCTTCTTCCAATAGCTGGGTGGGTGATACAAGAGGCACTTCCAACATTTCTTAATATGATATCAGCAGCATTAGACGCTTTAAATGTAATCATTGAAATTTTTAAACCTCTTGGAGAATGGTTATGGAATGAATTTTTGCAGCCTCTTGGTGAATGGACCGGCGCTATCATTATTGGAGCCATGGAAACGATAACAGGGCTTTTAACTGATTTTACTAATTTATTGACAGAAAATGGAAATGCTGCAGAGATAGGAGCAGATATTGTAGATACTCTTTCAGGTGCATGGAAGAATCTCATGGATGTTTTATCGCCAATAGGAGAATTTTTAAGCGGTGTTTTTACAAGCATTTGGAATGATATGTTAGAACCTGCACTGTCTTGGATCGGAAATACAGTTATTCCAATTTTGATTGATACTTTTAGTAATTTATGGAACAAAGTTCTAGTTCCTTTAGCAGAGTTTTTAAGTGCAAGATTTAGTCCGATAATAAGAATTGTTTCTGAACTATTCAGTATGTTATGGAAAAAAGTAATTGTTCCATTAGCTGAATTTATAGGAGGAACTCTCTCAAAAGCTTGGGAAGGTTTCCATGAGATACTGAATAAAACAGTTATTCCGATTATAGAAAAAGTAATTGAAGTAGGAACATTTTTGTGGAAAAATGTCTTTGGCCCGATTGTAGATTTTTTGTGGAATACCTTGAAACCAGCATTTAGTAGTGTATTTGATTCAATCGGTGATATTATTGGAGGGGTAAAAGAAATTTTTAGTGGATTAATAGATTTTGTCGTAGGAATATTTACCCTAGATTGGGAAAAAGCTTGGAATGGTGTAAAGGAAATTTTTTCTGGTATATGGGACACGTTGAGCTCTGTTGTGAAAACCCCGCTAAATGCAGTTCTTGGCGTATTCGAAGGATTAGCAAACGGAATTATAGATGTATGGAATAAGATAAAAAAAGCAATCAACTCCATAAGTGTAGATGTCCCAGGAATCGGAAAAATAGGATTTGACCTTAAAATGTCAAGTAAAGTAAAAATTCCACGTCTTGCCACAGGAACTGTAGTACCTCCAAACCGTGAATTTTTGGCTGTTCTTGGTGATAACAAGAGGGAACATGAGGTTGTTTCTCCACTTTCTACCATTGAACAGGCAGTTGAGAATGTATTGAGGCGTACTGGAGGTACGGGTCAAGAAATCAATATAAGAATACCAGTAATCATTGATGGAAAACAAATAACAGAAATCGTACTGAATAATGGAAAGATTAAACAGATGTCTTCTGGAAAAAATCCGTTTATGTTAGGAACTACATAGGAGGGATATATGCTGCATGAACCTTTTGAAATTGATGATATAAAAATCAGAACCCCATATACATTCACTCCATCTGCGGCCACTACTTCAACGGAAGACTCCGATAGAACGCAGGACTTAGTAATGCACAACAAGCCTATGGGTACAATTGAAAGCTATGAGATATCTTTTGAAAATATTTCAGTAAAAGAAGCTGCAACTATATATCAGAGAATTAAAAACAAGAGTCAATATAAATTAAGATATATGAATGTAGGAAGTGGTGATTGGGAAGTAGGATATTTTTACACATCAAATTACAGCTTTGGATCTTTGTCAGTAGCAAACGGAAAGTATGTGTGGCAAAATTTTAATTTTAATGCAGTAGGAGTAAACCCGGTATGATAAATGCAAGTAAAGAATTTAAAGAAAAACTGAAAAATGGTGGAACGATTGTCAATTATGCAGATATAACTCTTTCTGATGGAACGGTTCTTCATTTAGAGCCAAAGGACTTTATGATAGGAGGCTGCACTATTGAGGATAAGACTACAGATGGAAAATTTGGTGTAGGGTTTACTGTTGGGAAAACGCTGACAATACAGATTGCTAATTTTGAGGAAAATTATAGCCAGTATGATTTCTACCAGGCTGTTATCCGCTTATATATAGCCATGCTTCTTGATGATGGCAGGATAGAGAAAATTAGAAAAGGGATATATTATGCGACAGTTCCGTCAACAGCTGGAGAGATCATTGAAATCAGTGCGGTAGACGGTATGTACAAGCTGGATAAGGATTATTCTGACAGCACAACAACATATCCAGCTACATTGCAATCGATTGTTTCTGGTATTTGCTTAGATTGCGGCATTCCAATTGGCTTTACAAAGTTTGACAATATGAATTTTACTGTTCAAGAAAAGCCGGAAAAAGTAACTTACAGGCAGGTTCTTTCTTATGCTGCTCAAATAGCAGGGTATAACGCCCGAATAGACAATGATGGGTATATGCAGTTGATTTGGTACAACAGATCGTTGCTTGATCGTTATATTAACTATAATGGAGGGAATTTCAAGAAATATTTACAGGAAACCTTGGTTAATGGAGGAAACTTTACTGATTATAGCACTAGAACCATATTAAAAGGAGCGCTATTCACAGATGAGATTCCAGAACATATATTCACTCTCAAAAGCCTTGATCTGCATACGGATGACATTCAGATTACAGGTATAAAAGTTGTTGGAGAAAATGATAAGGTAGTCATATCTGGTGAAGAAGGTTATTTAATAGAAATAAGTAGTAATCCTTTTGTTAATGGGCAAGAAGGCAATGTTACAAATCATCTTGGAAGTCGTATGGTAGGAATGGCTTTTCGCCCATTTACTGCACAAGTACTGGATAATCCGCTATATGAGCCGTTTGATATTGTTATGATATCGGATATTAACGGGAATGTATATTATTCAATTATTAATTCAATATCATATGTTATAGGTTCATATACCCAGATAGCTTGTGAAGTAGAAGATCCCATAAAGAATGGAAGTACCTATTCTTCTCCTGCAGCTCAAGCTGTTGTTGAGGCTAGAAAAAATACTAATAAACAAATTTCTAATTATGATAAGGCTGTGCAGAATATGAACCAGCTTGCTTCGAATGCTATGGGTTTTCACACGACTTACGAAGACCTGTCAGATGGTTCTCGTATTACATATATCCATGATAAACCGACAATAGAAGAATCTAAGACAGTTTACAAACAGACAATTGATGGATTCTTTATATCTACGGATGGGGGGAAAAATTACACCGCTGGATTTGATAAAAACGGAAATGCAATTGTAAATATTCTTTATGCAATAGGAATTGTATGCGACTGGATCAGAGGTGGAACGCTCACCTTGGGAGGAGAAAATAACGTCAATGGATGGTTAAAGCTATTAAATTCAGCAGGAGAAGAAGTTGTTAAGGCTGATAGTGATGGCCTTTCTGTGTTAAAAGGAATAATAAAGGGAACTAAAATCAGCATTGGAGGTATAAGCGGTATATTAGGTGAAATTAGTTCTTACAACGAGGATGGAAGTCTTCTGTTTGATTTAACAAAAAATGGACTAAGCTTTTACAACGAAAACAGAATAGAAATAGGAAGGTTTGCCATTGCCGGATATTCTGACCCAACAATAAAAGGCCTGTCGCAAATGTTGGAACAAGCGGGAAGTAATATTTCCTGGTATAGTCAAGATGGTGAAGACGGCGGTTATTCCATGAAATTTATGTACAACAAATCGGATAATAAATTACTTTTAGGTGCATATCTGGATACTAGATATCAGGACATATTATTTTCTGACATTGCTAGGACACATCACTATGCTTCTGGAATTTCAATATCTGCCTCTAAAGGAAATTTTATTGCAATAGGAGAAGACGGAAATGAAAAGCTTCGTGTAAATGGGGATGAAATTATACTTGATACAACTAATTCAAGAAAAGTTAATTGTTATAATGATTTAGATCTGCATGGTTTTTCAATACTTCAAAATTCTGACGAAAGATTAAAGACTAACATAGAAGTATCTGATGTTGACGCTTTATCTTTTATTGATGAAATTCAAATGTTTAGCTTTGACTGGATACAGAATGAAGAGCATGAAGATTTAGGGTTTATAGCGCAGCAGCTAGAAGAAATTAATCCTAATTTAATAAAAGTAAATGAAAAAGATGGCCATTACAGCACAAAAGAATTAAAGATGATTCCATATCTTGTAAAAGCCATTCAGGAATTGAATGACAAAGTTTCCGAATTGCAGAATCAGATTGAAAGATTAAACGGAATATCAGACATATATAGTGTTAGAAAAAAATCGAAAAAAAATAAATGGAGACCAACCGATTATACCGAAGAAGAAAAGATAACATTTGCAAATCAATTAAAGCAAAAAGATATAGACAGAACAGTTGCTACAGCAGAACCTATAATAGTGAGGTGATTTCATGGCAATTAGAACAATTAATGCAACAATTCAAGTGCGGCATGGAGAAGAAAACGATTTTGATCCAGACCAAATGACTACTGGAGAGTGGGCGGTATCTGATGATACAAAAAAAGTATGGATGTGTTTTAAGCCTGGATTTGTATTACGGATGTCAACATATGAAGCTTTTGAAGAGGATCTGAAAGAAATACAAGGTATTCTAGCTACGTGTCAAAGTATTCAAGAAGCAGTTGAACGATTTGTTCAAGCGGCTGAACAACATTCACAGGATTCAGAAATACATTCGATAAAATCAAAGTCATGGGCTGTGGGAGAAACTGGTGTTCTTGATGGAGAAGATACTGACAACAGTGAATATTATAGCAGGCAATCGGAACGAAATTCATTAATTTCAAAATCGTATTCTTCGGGGAATACAGGGCTTCGAGAGGGTGAGAATCAGGATAATAGCAAGTATTACAGTGAGCAGTCTGCTTCCTACTCAGACCTTTCAAAGTCATGGGCTGTTGGAAATACTGATCTAAGAGAGGATGAGTCGGAAAATAATTCTAAGTTTTTTTCCGAAGAATCAAAGAAATATAGCGATATTTCAAAGATGTACCTTGGTAAGGTTGAACAAGCTGGAGACAATGCGGTTGATAAGATACAAGAAGCATTAGATATGAATGAACCAAAATTTCAAATAAATCTATCCACAGGCCATTTAATGTATGAAGGTGGCAGATTTATTTTTAATGTAAATAATATAGGTCACCTAGAATGGGGGTTAATAGTATGAACGATGCAGGAAGAATAGGGTTTTTAATCAAAGGAAATTATAATAATACGACTACCTATGATTTTTTAGATGTAGTCTATTTTGGTCACTCTTCTTATGTTGCAAAAAAACTTACTATTGGCAATGAGCCGGCAGAAACTAGTGAATACTGGCAGGTTCTTGCAAGCACACCAAGTAATGCAGTAACTGGAGTAAAAGGTTCTGAAGAAACGGCATTTCGAACTGGAGATGTTAATCTGACTCCAGCCAATATTGGAGCTCTTCCATCTAATGGGACCGCGGTATCTGCTCAAAAGTTAACAAAAAATGCAGGAACTGAAAATATTCCTATTTATTTTAAAGACGGAGTTCCTTCTGTATGTCAAGGTTCCGTTGCAAGAAAGAAAATTTTATTTAGCGGAGAAATTACCGTAAGCCCAAGTTACGCTGATGGTATTTATGGAGTTTCCAACGCCGCAGAATATGATTTAATTGATGTACTAGTTGACGATGCTCATATATTTTTTGACTTTAAAAAGGAATTATCATATTATGCGTCATGGGTGAATACGTCATTGTCGGAATTATCCATAATAGCTGTATTGGTTGATATTAATGTGAATAAATCTGGAACTGGGTATGTAGAATTTAGTTTACCAATGGAACATATTATTTCAAGCAACGATATTTCAGCAAGTGGAGCTACAGTAACTATTTATTCGGCTATCGGATATATCTTTCATTAGATGGGAGGGATTTTATGAAAGCATCGTTTGATAAAAATGGGTATTTTACTGGGAATTATGCAGTGACAGGAGATTTAAGGAATTCTGTAGATGTAAACTCAATTCCAGATGAAGCAGATAGGATAAAAATAACCAGTTACCAGTATATAGATGGGGAATGGGTGTTTGACCAAGACTATTACCGGCAGCGATTAGAAGAAGGACAGTCAGAGGAGCTTTCTAGATTAAAAGCAGAAATGACAGGAAAAAGCAAACAGAATTTAAAACGGTATCTGGAAATCTATAAGCTATCTTCCGCTTGTCATGGGGGAATCGTAAAGCAGTACAGCATTACCTCTGAAAAGCAGCAGCATTTAGCCAATATGATCCTGACGGCCACTATGGCAGCGCAGTCCGGCATTCCTTATCAGCCATCTTGGAATGCTGCCGGGGAGGAATGTACCTATGACTGGACCATTGGCGAGCTGCAGCAGCTGGCCATGGAGATGGAGGGTGTAGTCCGGCCTCTGGTGTCAAAGCAGCAGCGGATGGAAGTGGCTATTCAGGAAGCGCATTCACTGGAAGATCTGGAGTCTATAGATATTAGCTTTTAGGATAAGGAGGAAAGACATGTGGAAGAGCATAAGTAAACATGGTATTCTGTTTGTTGCAGGCGGGATTTTGTATGTGCTTATTGAATTGTTCTGGAGGGGATATTCCCACTGGAGCATGTTTTTTATAGGTGGATTATGTTTCTTTTTAATCGGGTTGCTTAATGAAGTCTTTCCCTGGAACATGCCGCTATGTCTGCAAGGGCTTGCAGGTGCAACAGTCATAACGGTAGCAGAACTGGCATTTGGATATTTAGTGAACATTCGTCTGGGATGGCAGATATGGGACTATTCGGATATGCCACTGAACCTTATGGGACAAATTTGCGTACCGTTTAGCCTTTTGTGGATATTAGTAAGTATTGCCGCTGTCATTACGGATGATTGGATTCGATATCGAATTTTCAATGAAAAACTTCCAACATATAGATTGTTTTAAAAATTTATAAAAAATAAAAAAAGGAAGGAAGACTGCAATGGATTCACAGATCACAAGAGCAATGTTTGAAGAATTTGAAAAAAGAATGGATGATGAAAATAAGCGGCAAAACAGAAGGATTTCTGAATTAGAGAAGGTGGTAAATCAGCTGAATACTTTAACAATCTCTGTTGAAAAGATGGCCATAAATATGGAAAATATGTTAAATGCAATAGAGAGGCAGGGGACTCTTATTGAGAAGCAGAATCACAGGCTGGATGATATTGAAAAAGAACCTAAAGAAGAATATAAACAGATCAAAATGATAGTGTGTACAACTGTTATCAGTGCAATTGTAAGCGCTGTAATGGCTGGTATATTAACATTGATTTAGAAAGGAGAAGTATATGAAAAACAAAGATTTAATTAAGTGGTGGAAAGCAGCAGGTATTCGTGCAGCAAAGACAGCAGCGCAGACAGCACTTTCTATGCTGACTGTTGGACAGGCAGTGACGGATATAAATTGGGTTAATGTAGCCTCTATATCATTTGTAGCTGCAGTTTATTCATTATTGACATCAGCAGCAAAAGGGCTTCCAGAATTAAAAGAAAGCGAGGAAAAATAATATGAGAGAGATCACATCATTGCATCCAATATTGCAGAAAAAGGCAGCACTTTTAAAGGAAGAGTGTAAAAATCTGGGAATTTTCATACTGTTTAGCGAATGTTTGAGGACTAAGGCAGAGCAGGACGCTTTATACGCACAAGGAAGGACAACGCCTGGAAGCATTGTTACAAACGCGAAGGGAAGTACATACAGCTCACAGCACCAGTGGGGTGTTGCTATTGATTTTTACATTGATATGGATGTTGATGGAGATGGTGATAAAAAAGATGATGCATTTAATAACTCTACAGGATTATTTGAGCGTGTAGGTTCTATTGCTAAATCGATCGGATTAGGATGGGGCGGTGACTGGACCAGTATAAAAGATAGGCCCCAT